TAAGATATAATGATTATGAGTTAGCTAAGAAAAGCTTTAATGGTCTTATGATATGGGATAGACCTAATGATAAGACTGAGAGACAATAATGGAACGTCATTTAGAGTATATGAAAAGACGTTTAAGAGAGGAAGAAAGAAAGAAAGAGGGTATAATGTCAGGTATTCATCCATCTCCTTACGTAAAAGAAGTTCTGCATACAGATCATAGACTAATAGATGATAAAAAAGTTAAAAACTTTCCGCAAGATATTCAAGATGAATTGTTTATAATAACAACTGAAGAGTGTTCAGAGCTATCTAAAGAATGTATGAAATATCTTAGATGGGGTATGGATAAAAAGAGACGACAGAATTTAATAAGTGAATTAGGTGATGTAAAATGTATGATAGATTTGATGGTAGAGTTTGGTGTAATTAGTGAACAAGAATTAGAAGATTCAACTATAACAAAAAGAAATAAACTAAAAAAATGGAGTAAATTATTCAATGAACCTAAGTGAAGCATATAAAAGATTACCTGAAACTGATAAAAAAGTAGTTGTAACTCATTCAGGAGGTATGGATAGTGCTACTGCTGTAATTTTATCAGCTATGCATTATGGTCCTGATAATGTTATTAGTTTAGGATATAATTATGGTCAAAAGCAAGCTGTAGAGTTAGAGTATGCTAAGAGATTATGCGATAAGTTAGGTGTAGAGAGAAAATCTATTGACTTACATGTCTTAGGAGATATTGTAAGAAATGTATCTGCTAATATTGGAGGTTCTAGTATAGAGATGCCTACTATAAAAGATGTATTAGGTAACCCTCAACCTCCTACTTATGTACCTTATAGAAACTTAGTTATATTCTCTTTAACTTCTGCTTTTGCAGAAGCTAATGGTGCTAGTCATATACTATCTGGATTGCAAGTGCACGATGAATATTCATATTGGGATACTACTCAAAAGTTTGTAGATACTGTAAATGCAGTTACTAGTCAGAATAGAAGCTGGCCAGTTACTTTGACTGCTCCTTTCTCAGATTTATCTAAGAAGCAAGAGTTAGAGTTATTAATAGAAGCTGATAAAGTTCATATGTTAGAAGATTCGTTAACGTGCTATAATCCTACTAATATATCTGCTACTACAGCAGAGAGTTGTGGTAAATGTCCTTCTTGCGCTGAAAGAATAAAAGCGTTTATGGATATTAAAATGCCTGATCCTATTGTAGGTGGTTATAGTATAGAGGTGCCCTGGTAATGTGTGGTATATTTGCATCAAGAAATAAAGATAAGTTCTATGAGTTAGCTAAATTGAATAGCTACAGAGGATCTCATAGTCATAGTATTTCTTATTATAATGGAAGCAAAGTAAGCGTTGTTACAAAAGGGCTAGGACCGATGCCAGAGATAGATCTAGATGAAGACTGTCTTATTATAGGTCATGTTCAGGAGCCTACAACTGAACGGAGTGAAAATGAGAATATACATCCAGCATATAAGGGTGGAGACTATCTCTGGCACAACGGAATAATTTTAGATACTCAAGTAAAGAAATGGCAAGAAGAGCATCAGTTCCAAAAAGTTACTTGGGATACTTATCTATTATTAACTGGTCTATTGAATGGTGATCCTTGTGAAAGACTATCTAATAGTGAAGGATCATTTGCTTGTATATGGTACGGTAAGTTCAATCCTTTCTTAAGTTGTTTTAGAAACGACAATAGTCCTCTCTTCTACGATAAAGAAGGCAACTTATCGTCAACAAAATTCGAAAACTCACTATCACTAGATAGTGGAAAGTTTTATAGTTATGTAGATAATAAATGGAAGTCTACAGATATGCGATTTGATACTAAAGATAATTTTTATTGGAGTCCTGAATGAGTACTAATTACGAAAGAATAAAAGAGTGGTCTGACGAGAGAATGATTACTATACAAAAGCCAGATAGAAATGGTTTTATCGCTATGATTGTAGAAGAGTGTGGTGAATTTCTAGAGTCTAAAGATACAGATGGAAGAATAGATGCTATGGCAGATATGATAGTATTCTGTTATGGTGAAATGGCTAAGTATGGTTATAATGGTGATAAGGTTATGGATGAAGTCATTAAAGAGATATCTTCTAGAAGAGGTGCTTATCAACCTGATGTAGGTAAATGGATGAAAGATAAATCTCCTGAAGCTCAAGCTTTATGGTATAAAGCAGACTTTACTAAATGTAAAATAGGAGATAACGATGACTGATGCAGATAGATTAATTTTTATTATGGAAGAGATAGCAATAGCTAAAAGTAAATTACAGCCTCAAGATACAGGGCATATACATACATCTATAAGTTATATGGAATCTAGAGTTGAAGAATTGAGAGAGAAATTAAATGAAACAAGCAGGAAGTAGTACAGAAAATAAAATGGTAGGTACAATCAGTAATAAGATGAATAAAATGTCAAGAAAAGAAAAAGATAAACGAAGAAAAGAAAGACTTAGTAATTTATCTGAAGGCGAAATAGCTATTATGAAAAAGTATGGTACTTACGATACAGTAATGTCTGGTATAGAAAAAAATTAAAAAAAGTTAAAATAACAGTTGCCTTTTGATTAAAAGTATACGATAATAAAGTATAATTAAGAAAAAGGAAATTTACATGATTTGTTCATCTCAGTCTCAACTAAAATTCGTTAAAGAAGGTTTAAGTTATTCAGCTGCTAAGTATAAAGCTACTTATGCATATTATTATCTTGCTAATGAAATTAATAAAGTAGCAGCTAGATTAAGAAGAGATCCTTATAATGAGTTTCATCAAGAGACTCTAGCTAATCTTAAAAGAAGCAAAGAGATTCTTCTTAAAGAAAAAAACGAAGATAAAGTTAATATTATTTTAGATAAACTTTATACAGATATTCATCATGTTTTTAATTTAGGAGGTAAATAATGAGTACTCCTAGTGTATATCCAAATATAGAAAATATATCTCCTAATAGATGTATTCCTTACTACTTGATGAGTAGTTACTTATATTATGAAAGAAATGATAACGTTCTTACAGATATCGATTATGATAAACTTTGTAAAAGAATAATTAAAGAGTGGGATAATATTACTCATGTTCACAAACCATTTGTAGATAAAGAAATGTTAGAAGCTGGTACTGGTTATAAGGTAGAATATACTAATATGGTAGTAGGTGCAGCTAATGCTTGGCTTAACAGCTGGGAACAAGAAATAAAGAATAAATAAGACATGTTAAATTTTAAAGAATATCTAGAAGAAAGAGCAGGAAAAGGATTAACCATCTTTGATATAGATGAGACTATGTTTAAGACTAAAGCTCAAGTACATGTTATAAAAGATGGTAAAGTCATTAAGAAATTAGACAACCAAGAATTTAACAAATATAAACTAAAAAGAGGAGAAGATTTCGATTTTGGTGAGTTTACAAATGCTAAGATATTCAATGAAACTTCTACTCCTATTGCTAAAATGATTAACAAAGTAAAAAGTATTTTTAGAAATGCTGTAAGATCTGGTTCTAAAGTTATTATTGTAACAGCTAGACCTAATTTTGATAATAAAGAATTATTCTTAGATACATTTAGAGCTCAAGGTATTCCTATAGATGACATCTACGTAGAGAGAGCAGGTAATTTAGGCAAAGGTCCTGCAGCTGATAATAAGATTGTTATATTCAAAAAATATTTAGATACAGGTGAATATAAAAGAATAAGATTATTTGATGACGCAATGTCTAATCTTAAAGCTCTTCTTAGTCTCAAAAAAGAATACCCAGATGTATCTTTCGAAGCATATTTAGCTAGACATAATGGCACTATCAAAACAGTTAGATAAATCATCATCTACATTCTGTATATTACCTTTCATACACATTAATGCAGCTGTATCAGGTCATTTAAGACCCTGTTGTAATACTAGAGTTCACTTTCCATTCACTGATAATGAGATTAGTCTCAAAGATGCTTTTCATAGTAAAGAAATGGATGAGTTAAGAAGACAGCTCTCTAATAATGAGAAACCTGATATGTGTAAAGTATGTTGGGATAATGAAGCTATTGGAATGAAAAGTCAGAGAATACAGAGCAATAAAAAGTTTAAAGATAAAGATGTACTTAAACTATCTTATCTAGATATGAAGTTTGATAACAAATGTAATCTTCAATGTAGAATGTGTAGTCCTTATTCTTCTAATTTAATATGGAAAACAGTAGAGCAATTTGATGAGCTTCCTAATCATCTATCTTACTTAGATATGGATAAGAAAACTTATGATGCAAATAATAATAGCGAAAAGAGAAAACAATATGTAATAGATGCTCTTCCTGATCTCACATATCTAAAAGTAACTGGAGGTGAACCATTCATATCAGACGACTTTCTAAACGTGTTAGATATAGCTGTCTCCTCAGGTTATTCTAAAAATATAACTTTATCTATTACTACAAACGGAACTAAGTTCAATAAAAAGATAATAGAAATGTTTAGACATTTTAAACACATTAATATTAACATATCTATTGATGGTGTAGATGAAGTTTATAATTATATTAGATATCCTTATGATTATAAGTTATGGAAAGAAAGAGTTAATAGTTTTATTTCTTTGATGAGTAGCATGGAATATTCTCTTCAATTTTCTACTGTAGTAACAGCTTATAATTATCTCAATCTTCCTAATATAAACGATGAGTTATTAAATCTTAATAAGAAAAGTCATATTAGTTTTAATTATGATTTAAAACCAGAATATTCAGAGATGCATGCTAAATATCTTCCTAGACATATTTTAGAATATAGTTTCTTAGATAGTCAGGTTAAGTTTTCGTATGCTCATAGAGATACAGAAATTAAAAGAGAGGAGCTGCTAAAGACTACTTTAGCATTTGATAAGATAAGAAATCAATCTTATGAAGTACTGCATCCTCTCTTAGTTAATTGGCTGCAGGGGGTGGATTCGAACCACCACATCTAGCACAGATAATAGGGAAACAACCTATCGCGTCTACCATTCCGCCACCCTGCAATCTCTTAGATAGTATCTAAAGCTGCTATCATTCTAGTCATTCCGATTCCTCCTCCTACTCTAGGAAAGAAATCAAACTTTAAGAACTCTTCTAACTCTGCTTCTACTCTTTCTTTACCGAATAGTTTGAATAGTAACTCTGAATAAGCACCATCAGTAATTGTATGAAATGTATCTCTCATTTGATCTACATTACAACTACGTTCTGCTGATCCAATAGTTTCCATTCCGCCTAAGATAACGTCTATCTTTTTACTATGTACACCATCTTCATATCTACTCATATTCCAAAATGGAGAAGTCAATTCAGGAAAGTCTGTAATCATTGTACTTCCAAACTCTTTAAACATTTTAGTTTCTTCATCTGCTGTCATTTCATAATCAGTAGGAAGTCCAAAATGTCCTTGCCATTCAGCATAGGTCTTTTCTGTAATTCTACCAAAACCTAGATACTTACACAATTCATATTCCATTGCTTTTAAATCATTAATATCTCCTGGCATTTCAAATTCAAACATTGGAAATATTATATCATGTCTACCTGGTATTGCATTAGGTTCTTGTCTATAAGAAGTGGAGACACAAAAAAAGCCAGAAGATTCTGGCTTGGATAATAATTCATGTTCTAACCACATCTGGCCCGTTTGAGGTAGAGGCCAAACCTGACCTGCGTAATTATATGTTGCTACATTGAATGGGTCTTCACATGCAGCTAAAATAGATAATCTATTCTGCGTATGTACTTCTAAGAAGCCTTTGTCCAAAAAAAATGACCTTAAAAGGCCAGTTGTCTCGGTAAATTTTTGTGGGTCTATTAGCTGTGTCATTTTATTTTCCTTTATACAAACTTGTATATTTATACTTAAAAGAGAAAAAAATTGATAAAAGATACTATAATAAATGAAATAATAACAAACAACAAAGAAGGAAATGTTATGTTAAATATGAAAAGTGCGCAATCATTATCTGATTCATTTTATAGAAGAAGTAATGTCAAAAACTCAATGATTAGAACTGTAGCTTCGTCTTCAGCTCCTGTTCTTACAGATGTATTAAATGAGAAGTTTAATATCTCATCTGCTGGTTCAAGAATTACTGAGATCGAAAAAGAGACTGGAATTAAGTTCAAGAGAACTTTTGTTACTACTTCTGCTGGAAGAGGTAAACCTTCAGTTGCTTACTCACTATAATAATATAGTGAATTTAAAGAAGAGCGTCGATTATTCGGCGCTCTCTCTATGAGGTTATCATGAGATGGATTGCATTATTTTCTCAGACTGGATCTGAGATAGTTGGAATAAAGAAGAACTTAAGATCTCCTGATCTTTGTTTTACTAATAATCCTAACTTCAATAATAGTGATATTATTGTCGAAGATGCTATATCTACTTCTGAAGTATACAATAGACTAAGATCATTGTCATCTCATGATACCATCATAACTTTAAATGGATGGTTAAGAATACTTCCTGCTGACATAGTAAAGAAGTTTGAGATTTATAATATACATCCAGGTAATATAATTAAGTACCCTCAACTAAAAGGTATTCATCCTCAAGCTAAAGCATTGAAGCTAGGATTAAAAGATACTGGAGTTGTTATTCATAGAGTAATAGAAGCTGTAGATGAAGGAGAAATAGTAGCATCTTGTGAATGTGAAATAAAAGATGATACTGAAGAGACTCTTTCTAACAAATTAAGAAATTTAAGTATAACATTATGGACAGACTTTCTAAAGGAGAAGTTATGAGTATAAATAAAAAAAATGTAAGACCTAATCATTATAGTCAAGATCCTGACTCAATAGAATGTATTACGATTATTAAGCAGCTTTGTAAAGAGCATCAGAATGATGTTTATGTTGATTATAATAGATATCAGGCGTTTAAATACTTATGGAGAGCTGGTAAGAAAGGTGATGTAAAAACTGATCTTATTAAAGCTAGAACTTTTATTGATTTTGCTATAGATAGTTTTGATGATAGTTAATGTAATAGGACATGGTATAAGCGGTATTCTTACTGCTTATTATCTTCATAAAGAAGGATACAAAG